TCCTAATTCTTCCCATACTTCTGCCCAATATTCAACGGTCAAATCGTCTTTAATTTCATTTCTATTACTTATCTTTTGATACGGAACTCTTCTTCCGACTTCGTAGGTAAGTATCAACGCATTCTTAATGGCAATAGATGTGCATAGTATTTCATTGCCACAATCCGTATCCTCATCCATTAGAATCAATTTGAATTGAGTTACTAACTCTATCGCTTTTTCTTTTGGTGTCATATCCTTTTTAGTTTTTTTTAATTAAAAATGTTTATTTGATTAATGACTGCATTATCTTTTTTAATTTTTTCTATTTGTCTATTTTTTAATTGAATTGATTTAAATTTTTGATATGCTTCCGATTTAGGTTGTGTTTGACCAAGACCTTTACAATAATAATCGTTTCTTAAAATACACCTTGCCATTCTTCTCCAACTTGGCACCCATTGCTTTACTTCTAAATTATGTGGTGCTTCGTCCGGAATTATTTTATAGCCTCTTTTCTTCCAACCTACAATAAATTTTTTAAACCTATTTATGTAATTATCTCTTGTTACTTTTGGCAGAGTAGACAATAATAAGTTAGTAAATTCTTGCCAATTTAAATTATCTGGCTTTTCTACGAATCTATTACCATTAATATTCCCACTTTCTTTTATATACAAAGAACCAGAATTAACACCACTTACTCTATTTAATAATTTATACCAGGTATCAGGCTCAAGGATGTGATACAACCATATGCCCTTTTTTTGGTCATCCCCATAAGGTTGACAAAGTCTTTGATCAGCAAGTGGAACACCGGCTAAACTCATTTTATTATAAATAGAATTACTTGCTAAATTATTTTTACCTAAATAAATCCAAACATCCTCTGTCTTCCAATCATATATTGGATAACAATTGTATAAATTTTTATTTAATTTAGTAGTCCATTTATATTTGTTTTTTGTTGCATTGGTTTTATTGCTAATTATTGCTCTGTATCTGTGCAAAGATTCATCGCTTCTAATCCCAACAAAAGCGCAAGTTGATTTATCTTGTGCATACCATTCACCAAAAAGAACTATAAATTCTTCAAATTCCATACGCGGATAATAAAATGGATATGTAGACATATTTTTAGATTTGTGTGGCTTATCTCTTACCCAATTATTTTTATTAGATTCGTCCCAACAAGTCCATTTTGGCTCAAAGTTAGATAATGCGTTTCGTAATAATAATTCAGGACACACCCAATGCAAATCAATGTGATTTCTATAAATGTTAATACAATTATTTATGTGATTAATTGTATCAGTATATTGAGCCTCCAAATCAACTATAAATAATCCAACTTTTACATTTCTTTTAATGGCTTCATTCATTACTAAATGCAATAGAACGGTTGAATCTTTACCTCCACTAAATGAAATATAATGTTTTTCAAAAATATCAAATGATTTTTGTATTCTAATTTGGGCTGCTTTTAAAACTGAAATGTTTATATAATTTTTCATATTAATACAATTCTACTTGTCTGTTAATCAATAAAGCTTCGTCTAAAGTAACTTTTTCTAATCCCCTATCTGTAAGCCAATTATTTAAAAACTCAAATGCTGCATTGTTAGCTGCTATTTTTTCTTCATCTGTTAATAATTGAAATCCAGAAGAATATATACAAGGAATTTTATATTTATACGCTACCGATGCTTGACCAAGAAAAGCTATTCTATTCATACTTCTATTTGTCAAATTGTGTTCGCAGCTTTTTGGGCAGTCATTAGATAGATTTTGCATTGTTTCCTTAAATAAATCAATGTCTCCTAAAATTTCTTTGTATTTGTATTCACATTGCAGTTTACTCCATTTTAAATGTTCATTGCCGTAAAAATTATAATTAATAAGTTCCCAATCTTGATATGGATGAAATATTCTATTTACATCACTTTCATTTGGAATTTTATGATGTTCATAATCTTCATCATCAACTTCACCTAAAAATTCTTTAAAATCATCAATATTATCATCATTTGAAACCCAAGCCTTATTAAAATCATTATCCTTAAATAAATTTTCTAAACCAGAAACTTGACACAATCTTAATATTTCATCTTCGTCCATACCCAATTCCCTTGATATTCTTTTATTCGACCAATTTCTATTTTTTAATTCCATAACTATTTCAGACATTGCAGACACCTGATGTTTTCCTCTTGCCCTATTGTGTCTAATTGTTGATGCCATCCGGCTATTTTTATCGCTTACTTCTGGTCTAATAATAACAGTAGGCAAAAAACCTTGTATTCTATCTTTAACTACTAAACTTTCTTTCCCTACTCTATTTCTATGAAAGCCATCAATTACTGTAACTTTATCACCATCAGGAAATGTTACAATCGGCTGCGTATAACCATCATTAATTATTGAAACTTCTAATAATTGCATCTCTGGTGGTGCAACCTTATTTGGATTATAGTCATTTGCTATAACATTTTCATTATATATCCATTTTACAAAATCTACTGGTTCTTTTTTAAATGGGGATATTTTATGAATCAGTTCCCTTAATTCATTAATTAAAATGACCTTTTCATTTATTGGTTTGTTTTCAATAATAGCCAATAATTCTTTTAATTTTAAGTCTTGATTAATTTCTTTCATTGTTTTAATTTTTTAATTCATTAATTCTTTTTTCTAATTCTTTTTCATAAGTATAATAATTCTGTTCCATCAAATCCAATACTTTATCATCTCGTTCTATTCTTTGTATTTGTATTTTTTTTAAATCAAATTCTGGATTGAATACAACATAATCACACCATTTACGATTAGATAACAATAATCCCCATTGCATTTGTGCGTAATAATTTTTTGGAACATCTTTTTCGCATATACTTCGTATGTATTCTACTTGCAAAGGGCATTTTATTTCTAAAATTCCTTCATCGCCAATTAAACCATCTGGCGAGTATCCAGCATATTTGTATTTTTCATTAATTATGTAGCCACATTGATTTACTTTGTTAAAAGAAGTAATTTCATATTCTTCACGCGCAAATGGCTCTAAATCTGTTCCTCTTTGCATAGCTTCACTTATAAAATCATTGTCAAGTGTTTCATTCATAATTATTTCGTAAATTTTTTTGTGCATTAATTTCCATACACTTACTCCAAGTCCATTTGCAGATTTCCCCTTAACCGACAAAGGTTCAGATTCGGATCCACCAATTTTCCCAATCCTAATATCTAACCATTTTTTTGTTCCTTGCTCAATGTCAAAAAAGTATTTTATCTCGTTCATACTTCATAAGTTTTTATTCCTGTTTCAAATTCTGCGTCAGTCAGGAATATGTTAGTTAATATTTGGTTGTATTTGGCTCTAGTTTCCTTTGATTTATCTTCATCAAGCTGATATATGTAATGCTTTACACCGTGTTTAGATAAACCAATAGACGATGCGAACACGGATAATGAAACGTTGAAGTAATTGTTCATAAAAAAACAATACCAGCTTCGGCACTTAATAATTGGCTCTGGTTTGTTGTTTGCTGGTCCAATAGTAAGCCATTCGTTTCGATGTATTCCATAGGTTCGTTCAATCCCGGTTGCTAATATCTCTTTAAAGATATTAAACATCGCGTTGTACTTGGCAATGTTTGTAGAATTAATAAAGATATAATCCATATTCGAATACTGTCTTAACTTTTTACGCATCTGATTTAGATGCAAAAGGTTACTTTGTCTGTCTGTCATTCCAAAATTGTTTTTTTGTTTTTGATTTGATAAATCCTTTGCATTCGCGCAAGTGTTTGTAGTTGAGTTCCGCGTAATTATACATATGCACCTTTTGTAAATTGTTCCAAATCCAATCCTTCATCAGCTTATTGTTCGGAAATGCTTCGATGACAGATGTATGGAACGGAAACCGATTAATTGACTTGTTCTTTTCGTTCCAGAACTCGCGTATGTGCCAATCGATTTTATCTTCGGATTTGATTACATCCATTATATTGCGTTGCATCCAAATAACAAAGGTATCGTGAAAATTTAAAGGTAATAAATGGCTCATTGCTGGTCCGTGAATTACCAATTTATCATCCAATGTCAGATAACTTATAAACATCATTTCATTGTGAACCTTGTATTCGTCCTCGTCCACAAATCTATACCCTAATATCTTTGCAATCGATTTAGCAGCAAAGGTAGTTCCTGACCGTTGCGGACCAGTTACGAGAACCTTTTTATACGATTTGCATTGTTCGATTATTGATTGAAATTTAGTCATATCTAAATATATTTTTAGGCTTGAAGTAAAATTGACCTTTGAGCGTCATTCAACACGAAATTAGATAAGGCATCGTCCAGGTTGTAACTACCATCGGCTACGGCTTTAACTAACTTTTTGAAATCGTCCTCATTCAGTTTCCTTTTCGATTTGGCTTTAGGTGGAACAGTTCGAACCCTAATCGCTTCTACCAATTCTCCGAATGCTTTTACATTAGATATATACAATGCAATTTGTTTCCCTTTCCAGTCCTCAATGTAATTAGACCCGCATACCTTTGCGATTGCCTTGGCATTGGTTTTGTTAACAATTAATGGTTTCTGGTCCTTTAGGTGAGCCACTAAACATTCTTCATTTCTACCATCCGCATTCATTACGGATTCGGTTTTTACTTCGGTAATCTCCACGATTAAATCCTGGTTAGGTTCAAGCGCGTACGCACCAAGGTAATTAGGATTCATTGTCTTTTTCCAGTGTGTTTTCATAATAATAGTTTTGATTAATAATTATGTTCGGTCACAAATCTAAACATTTTGTTGTATATTGTGCAACATAATTAATAAAAAAATATGGATTC